TTCGGAGGCAAGACGCAGCTTGAACTGGCCAATGAGCTTGGCGTCAATCCTCAACACTTCAATCGGCTAGCGCAACGATGGGCGGGCATGTTTGGATTTGTCGGGGGCAAGATGAAGCCGAGGGCGAAGACATTGGCGGCGGCTAGGACGGGGGCTAAAAAGGGGTGGGTGATTGGAGGATGATAAAGCCAAAGAACAAAGGAAAGGGGAGGCCCCAAGTGGCGTGCATCGCTTGCCTGTATTCGTGTGGTTTTGGAGCGAAACGAATTGCAGCCGTGACGCACTACACCAGCGCGGCTGTGACAAAGGTTATGCATCGGCATGGGCTTCCTATGCTTTCAACTGAACAAAGGCGGAAAATAAGTGTGAACAAAGGCCTTAGTAGGGGCGGGCCATTCAGCATAAAATCAACCCAGCAGCTACACAGAAACATTGCCAAGGCAATTCGTCACTCAAGGGTTGTTTTTAAGGAAGACATCAAAGCAGTTGAAAGGGAAAAGGACCGCATTCAATACAGGATGAATTATCGAACCGTCCCAGCGTTTATGATAAAAGCGCGGCTGAGAAGGCGGGTGAGAAAAGTCCTTGAATCGCAGGGCGCAATGAAAAAAGGGAGCACGCTGGGCTTAATAGGCTGCTCAAGCGAACACTTAAAGAAGCACATTGAATCACAGTTCAAAGAGGGCATGGACTGGGATAACTACGGCCTTTGGCACATTGACCACATAAGGCCATGTGCTTCGTTTGACTTGATGCGCGAGGAAGAGCAGCGCGCGTGCTTTCATTGGACAAACCTGCAACCGCTTTGGGCCAAGGATAACCAAACAAAATCAGACCGATGGGATGGGAATAAAAAACACGGGTCCTGTAACAGCGGCCCCCCCACGGGTTTCCATGCGCGCTCGATATAGCTGTGCTGACGTTTTTTTGATTTTGTCCAAGCATGAGAGACCACAGCAAATACAAACTCCAAAAGGCGGCTTACTGGAAAAGGAAGAAGGCGGCGGGGGTTGTTTATCCATCTGAGGCTAAAAGAAGGATGGCTAGAATGGTTGTGTGTTTGGCGTGTGACAGTGTTTCGTTTCTTTCCAAAAAGTCAAAATACTGTGGTCCGGTTTGCCGCGCTAATAACAAAAGAGTTTTGAGACTCCTCGTTGAAAGAACCGACGAATTCAAAAGAAAGGCACGCGCCCGCAGGATTGCAGAGGGGAGATGTGTTCAGCGTTTGCGCGAAAAGGCTTATAGGGACAGGGCAAAGGAAACAGGACGGTGGAAACAACTTTTGAAGCGCAGGCGTGCGATGCCCGCAAACAGACTGAGGAAGGCAATTAGCAGGGCGGTCAGAAAATACGTTGGACGAGGAAGCGGAAGCCCAAGAACGGAGGCGCTATCGGGCTGCTCTATGGAAAGCCTTGTTAGGCACATTGAGTCAACGTTTTCAAAAGGAATGACTTGGAACAACTACGGAACAGTTTGGCACATTGACCATGTAATCCCGTGCGCTTCGTGGGACATGAAAGACGAGCGGCAGCGGGCGATTGCCTTTCACTGGACGAACCTTCAAGCCTTGCGAGCGGAGGATAATTTACGAAAGAGCGACAACATCACGCAGCCGCAAATGAGCCTGCTCATTCCAGCATGAGAAGCAGAAAAACAATTGAACTCACGATTGAAGAGGCTGCGGCAGAGTTCGGCATTGATAGGCGCACATTGCAAACGCGACTGACACAAGCCGGATGCAAGCCAAACGAAAACAACAAGCACACAATAATCCAATGTCATCGCGCCATATTTGGAGACATTGACGGCGAGAAACTTAGAGAGACGCGACATCGCGCAAACCTGCTAGAACTCCAAGAGGCTACACTTCGCCGCGAAAGCATACCCGCTGAAAATGTTCAACGCGAATGGTCCGCAGTAATAATTGCAATCAGACAAGCCCTTTGGAACTTTGACGCGCCAGAGGCCGTCCGCAGGCGGTGGCTTGGCGAACTCAGAGACTTGAAAGTGGAGGATTACTTCACCACCGCAAAACCGGTTGAACAAGACGAATGAACCGTGAGCGACAAATCACAACTGAGTGCTTGTCGCTTTTTGATCCTCCTCCCGACTTAAAAGTTTGGGAATGGGCTGAGAAGTATCGGCGGCTCGGAAAGGACGTGACGGCAATCCCCGGCCGCTACAGCGTTGACGCGACGCCATATCAACGCGAACCGCAGGAGAGCTTCACTGACCCGGAAGTTCAAGTAACCGTCATGCAATGGGCATCGCGCCTTGGCAAGACGGAGACGATGAACAATCTGGAAGGCTTTACGATTGACGTAAATCCGCGAGGAATCTTGGTGGTTTATCCGACGCTCGACAGCGCGAAGAAATGGTCAAAGGAATTCTTCGTGCCGATGGTCAAGGCGACGCCAAGGCTACAGGGCAAAATCAAAGAGAGCCGGGCAAGGGACGCGAACAACACGATTCTAAGCAAACAGTTTCCGGGTGGAAAAATCTCAGCGATCGGCGCGAACAGCCCGAGCGGGTTTCGACAGATACAGGCCCCGGTTGTAATCTGCGATGAAATTGACGCGATGGACAACGGGGCGGAGGGCGACCCGATTGCGCTGGCGTTCAAGCGGGCGGATAACTACCGGGACTCGGTTCAGGTGTTGAGTTCAACGCCGACGGTGAAGGGGGCAAGCCGGATTGAAAGCTGGATGGACAAGAGTGATAAGCGCCATTGGTTTTGTCCCTGTCCAGAATGCGGTGAGTTTCAGGTGCTGAACTGGTCACAGGTTGAAATCCCAGAAGGCAAACCGGAAGAGGCGCGGATTAAATGCCAACACTGCGAGGCAAGGCTCGACGATGAACAGCGCGTGACGATGGTGCGCGCGGGCGAGTGGCGGGCAACGGCTCCGTTTGCCGGCGTGCGTGGCTATTGGCTGAACGGACTGAACACGTTGTTTCCAGCCAAGAAAGGATTTAGAAACAAGCTGCACCAAATGGCGGCGGAAGCGGCAGAGGCCAAAGCCAGCGGCGAGGCGGCGATGCAAGTTTGGACGAACACGTTTTTGGCCGAGTCATACGAGCCACCCGCCGAAAAGGTCGAAGCGAATTCTCTGTTGGAGCGGTGCGAGATTTATGGCGGAGACGATGAAAACGCACCCGTGCTGCCGCGCTATGTCCTCGCATTGGTTGCCAGCGTTGACGTTCAGGGCGACCGGCTCGAATGTTACGTCGAAGGCTACGGGTTGAAAGACGAATGCTGGGCCATCGAATACCGGCGCATCATCGGCGACCCGACGCGCGATGAAGTTTGGGCGCAACTGGACACGCTGTTGGAAACGGCATACTCGCACCCGTGCGGCGGCGTGCTGAAAGTCGGGCGCGTGTGCATCGACTCAGGATTCAAGACTGACCGCGTGTTTGATTTCGTGCGACGGCGGCAGCCGCGAGTCGTGGCCATCAAAGGCGCGTCGGCAAGAGGCGCGCTGCCGTTTCAGGTTTCACCGAAACCAAACAAGCAGGGGTGTAGGCTTTACCTGTTGGGAACAGACACGTTGAAGGATTTGATTTTCTCTCGCCTTCGATTAGCCGAGCCGGGGCCAAGGTATTTGCATTGGCCGAAAGGGTTTGGGTTCGATGACAAGTATTTCGACCAGTTGACCAGCGAGCAACGGCGGGCGGAAGTGCGCGACGGATTCCCGCGCTACGTTTGGTTCCTGCCGCCCGGCAAGCGCAATGAGGGGTTGGACTTGAAAGTTTATTCCGTTGCGGCGTGGGAGATTTATAAATACCACATGCGCCCGAACATGGAAAAGCTCGCCGCCGAAATGGAAGCCCGCGCCGCTGAACCGCGCGACGGCGGCGAACAGGAGAAGAAGCCATCGCCGGCCAAAGAATACCAGTTGAAGCCGCACGCCGAACCAAAGCTAGAGCAGGAGAAGCCAAAGCCGCGCGCGTTTGTGCCGAGGCGCAAGGGCGGGTTTGTTGGCGGTTGGAAGTAGTCAATTTCGGGCCAACTACAAATGGCCTACACCGTGCCGGAACTAGAGCCGGCGTCCGTAACCGCTGGCGACTTGGTGACGTGGAGCCGCAGCTTTGCGGATTTCTCCGCTGCCGACGGCTGGGTGTTGACGTATGCGCTGACAAGTTCGTCCGCCCTGATTTCTATCACGGCGAGCACCTACCAGACCAGCCAGTTTCTTGTTTCCGTTGCGAAGGCGACAACCGCGAACTGGACGGCGGGGACATATGCGGTTCAGGGCTACGTCACAAACGGGAGTTCGCGCCACTTGGTTTATTCGGGGACGATTAAAATCAGCCCAAACCTTGCGGCGGCATCATCTGGCTACGACAACCGGACGCACGCGAAAAAGTGTCTCGACGCAATCGAAACAGTGCTGGAGGCCCGCGCGTCGAAGACGATTCAAAACTGGTCCGGATTGGAGCAATCGTTTTCCCTGATTCCAACCTCTGAGCTGCTAACCATGCGGGACCGCTACCTGACGGAATACAAATCCGAACAGGCTGCCGAGCGTATCGCGCAGGGGCTTGGCAACCGCCGCAACGTGTTTGTCCGCTTCACGTCACCCCGATGAAATTTCTAGAAACACTCGCGGCGAAGGCTGGATTTGTCCGCGCACAGAAACGCGCGTTGCCAGTTCTGGCCCGCCGCCAATACGCCGCCGCTCAGATTTCACGACTGACGGAAGACTGGGCCGGCGCATTTTCGTCAGCCGATTCGGAACTTGCCGGGTCCGCGCAACGTGTGCGCGCCCGCGCACGTCAGTTGGAGCGGGACAATCCGTTTGTTGAACGCTACCTGAAGTTGCTGGAAAACAACGTCCTCGGGTCGACTGGCATCGGGCTGCAAATGAAAGTGCGCGACCCAGACCGAATCGAGGGCGGGAAAATCAAGCGCGGCGGCTATGACACGCTGGCAAACGCCGCGATTGAAGCGGGATGGTATGACTGGACGCGCGGCAAGAACTGCTGTGTGGACGGCGCGACAAGCCTGCAAGCGATTGAAAAACTCGCCTTGCGCTCTGCCGCGCGCGACGGGTCAATGTTCATCCTGTTTCACGAAGGGGCGGGGAAATACGGCTTGCAGCTTGAATGCTTTGAGGCGGACTATCTGCGTGAGGACTACAACGAGTTGCTGCCAAGCGGTAACGTGGTGCGCTACGGCGTCGAGATGACGCCGCA